GAACAATATGACCCTAATTCTAGGTCCGCCACCGCGTTTTTTAGCTGCATTAGGGTCATATTGTTCTTCTTCGTCGTCATCCTTCAGTCCTTTTGATAATTCCCAAAATTCTTTCGAGCCTAATCTAAAATCACCGTGTTCGTCCGCTTTATACCAAAACACTTGGTCGTGTAATTTATTGGATTTGGAATTATTATTAATCACTAAGCACTCATAATTCTCGGTACACTGGTCCATCACCTGACAAAAACTCTCAAATGTGGGAAACATACCCGCATAATTCTCATATATACGTTTTCTATTTGCAATGTAATTTTCTCTCAAAATAAAAACATAATCTATGTTGGTTCTCAGTGTCGGAGGAATACCTAACGGATATTGCATTGTGATGACTAACATCACCTTCCAATGACGCCCGTTCATAAATAAAAGTCTCATCATTTTATCACGTGACCACGTATTATCATATAAGCAATCATCTAGAATAACAAATGCTCTAGGGTCAATGGTACTGCGTTTATAAGTCTCCATTTCTTTTTTAATTTGCTTCAAAACAGTGCGCTGGCGTTTTAAAATATTCTCAATAATGGCAGTATTGTATTCATTATGGACAAATAATTTCGGCACCATTTTGCCGTAAAATCCGTTTCCTTCTTCAGTCCCGGATATAACAGTACCGATGGGTATTTCTTGTTGATAATAAAGTAAATCTCTTACCAAAAAAGATTTGCCGGTATCTCTTTTACCAATTAATACTACAACAGGTCCTTTATTTTCATTTGGTTTAAAGCTAATACTTTTCATATCGAATTTTTTAAGTTCTAGGGTCATATTATTATTTAAAATAGAAATTAATTTTTTGACATTTAAACGTATTAGTGATTGAAGAAAAATCAACATATTTTTACTAATTTTACAACTATTTGCAACTATTTACAAGTATTTACACAAATAATAAGTTAAAAACTTGTATTATTTTTATATTAATTAGCTAAAGTATGGTATTTGTAAATTATCAAAAAAGAAAAAACACAGAACTTTTTAAAAGTTTAGAAGAACCCAAATCACTGTTTCTCTCCAAACCTCAAAACTATATACCTATTTATACAAAATTTTTTAACCTAAATGATACTAATTATAACAGTATAAATTTAAATCATAAGTGGTATATTTCCGATGTTAGTGAAGAAAATGAAGAAATATTTAATTTATATGATTGTAAAATTACCAACTCCACAAATCAAAAGGTTAAGAACAAAAATGTGTTTTTTAAAATAGCCCCTTTGTTAGACCCGTATAAATATTTGATAGGTAAATATAACGCCAATGATGTGAAAATATACGCATTACCAAAATTAAACTCAACCACCGAAGAATGTCACCCTAAAGTATTGGATAAAAATAATTCTGCATACGTAGATGGTCTATTTGTATATTTAACCAGTAGTTTATTGAATACGCATAAATTTATACACGGCGTAGATTATTATGGATCATTTTTGGGTATAAAAAACGATTTTATGGTTAATGTATTTGATGATATTGATCATCTGAAAAATTCAGATTTTTTTAACCATAATAAAAACAAATTATTTCAAATTGAAGATTATGATCATTTATTACAAAATGACATTGAAAATGACAATTATAACAATGGAAAACAGCTGAAGCATATTACTATACAGCACAATACAACGGCTAACTCACAATTATCTATTAAATCTGTTGATGATGAATTGTTTGAAGGTGTATTTGATGATAATGTGCATACCATAAATGATTTAACAGATTTATCAGATTTAACAGATTTAACTGAAATGAATGTCGAGGTTTTGGAGTTGACAAAAACAAACATATTAGAAAATGATACTAATCAACAAGTAACATTAAAATCAAATTCGTCGTGTTCATCTAGATCTTCACATACAGAAGACGGAGAGAATGAAAATCTATGTTTAGAATGTGACAACTCTGCGGATGAAGATAGCGAAAACTCTGAAGAGGAGGAAATAGAATATTGTGAGGACATTGAAGAGGGTATTAGTGAGGTGTCTGATGAAAGTTCACGGGAGGATTCATATGAAGAAGAAAAATTATATGCTACAATCCCAAAATTCCCGGTACAAGTTATTGGTATGGAATATTGTGAAAACACATTTGACGATTTAATACTAAATGAAGATTTAACAAAAGAGGAATGGTTTTCAGCATTTATGCAAATCATAATGATATTAATAACATATCAAAAAGCATTTAATTTTACCCATAATGATTTACACACTAATAATGTGATGTACAACCAAACGGATAAAAAATATATATATTATTGTTACCAAAAGAAATATTACAAGGTTCCTACATTTGGTCGTATATTCAAAATCATTGATTTCGGCAGAAGTATTTATAAATTCGATGGAAAACTGTTTTGCAGTGATAGTTTTCAAATAGGCGGTGATGCAGCAACCCAATATAATACCGAGCCTTATTTAAATGAAAAGAAACCCCGTTTAGAGCCAAATTATAGTTTTGATTTATGCCGATTAGCTTGTTCTATTTTTGACTATATTATAGAAGACATTGAAGAAATAAAAGATATGAATAAATGTAAAGACCCTATTAAACGCTTAATTGTTGAATGGTGTTTGGACGATAAAGGTATAAATATGTTATACAAAAATAACGGAGCCGATCGTTATCCTGATTTCAAATTGTACAAAATGATTGCCCGTTGTGTACATAATCATACTCCGCAAGCACAATTGGAAAGGCCCGAATTCAATGCCTACTCAAAATTTAAAGGAGAAATACCGGACGAAATTATAAATATAGATATTATACCTTCCTATGTATAAAAATAATAAACTGTATTAGTTTTTATTATTTTTTTTAAATTCATTGTAATTCACTATTGTATTATTCAATTTGCATAAGAAAATTGTTGCTCATAGAATTCCTTCTTTTCATTAAAATAATTTTTTGCATCAGGATTTTTTTCACAAACATCATAAATGTGATGTATAATATTTTTACATTCATCTTTTTTATAATAATATGTAGCTATATAATAGCAATATAATATTGCTATATAAAATGCGGGGCTGCATTCAGCATTTAGTTCTTCTATGCTGTGTACAACTTTTTTGCAACAATCATAGCATTCTTTATGATAACCCATATCTGAATATTTTTTAATTATTGATTTATAAATATATGTTATATTTCGCGTTGGATTAAAATAATTATTCAGTATTTGACCATAATCACTATAACCTTTTTCTATATCATTGTAAAATTCATCTAATATTTCTAAGTAAAGCATTTCTTCGCCATGACCATAGCCTAACATAGTAGTTTCTGCAAACAAATAGTTTAATCGGTTCAATATTTTAATACCAATTTCTCTACCAGTTACAAAAAATCCACCACATACAACCCATCTATATTTTTCATAATATTCACGTTTGTTATCTATATTTTTATATTTTTTATCAGTAACATTTAATATTTGTATGTGAAATTTATCACTAGAATTATGTAATATATCCAATAACATACCATCTTTATAATTTTCACATATTGCCGAAAAATTATTTTTTAAATTAGTACCATCAATCCATCCAAATTTTGTTGTATTAAATGGATTTGTGTATATAGTTTGTAATACAAAATTAAATTTATTACAGCATAGTAAATGACTTTCGGAAGAAGTCCTCTCGTCTCTTGTCGGCCAATATTTTTCTCTATTAGATTTAATTTTATCCAAATACGGAAAGTTACTTAAATCCTCGAAATTTGTTACAACATAACGAGTTAAATGGTCTAAATTATATGAATTACGTATTTCTTTTATTGAATCAATACAAATACTATCCGTGTGTATAACTAAATAACACGGAACAGTTAATAATACTTTCATATTTGAAATAGCTTCATTTAAATTTCTTGATTTGTTATTAAATCTAGTTAAATCAAAACAAGCAGTTGTTAATGTGCAATTGGGAACACCTTTTATATCTGTTAGGTTAACATCATTTGGTGTTAATTTTAAGCGGTCTAGTTCTTTTGTAAATTCAATAGACATTTACGGCTTTATTGTCAATGTAATAAAATATCTTTAGATAATTTATTACATATAATACTTTATAAATTTACTATCATATTTCTATTTAACCAAATTAAATTGTGATTCATAAAATTCTTTTTGAGAATTAAAAACATTTTTTAATGCTGGATTTTTTTCACACACATCATAAATATGATTTACAATTCTAAGGCTTTCATTTCTTTTATAATAATACGATGATACAAAATATGATTGCAATATATCCATATAAAAATTAGGATCGCAATTAACATTATGATTTTCTATACCATTTAACATATACTCACAACAGTCATAGCATTCTCTATGGTAATAAAAATTTAAATAATTTTTGATTATAAGATGATTAATATAATAGAGATTTCTTGTGGGATAAAAATAATTATTAACTATTTGTCCATAATCGCCATAACTTCTTTCTATATCATCATAAAATTCATCTAGAACTTCTAAATATAACATTTCTTCACCGTGACCGTAACCAAGCATTGTAGTTTCTATAAATGATTGATTTAATCTATTCAAAACTTTAATACCAATTTCTTTACCAGTTATAAATAAACAACCACATACAACCCATCTATATCTTTCATAATATTCGCGCTTGTGATCTTTATTTGTATATTTTTTATCATTTACATTTAATATTTGTATGTGAAATTTATCACTTGAATTATGTAATATATTCATTAGCATATCTATATTAAAATCTTCGCAAATTTTAGAAAAATTATTATTTAAATTTGCGTCTATCCAACCAAACCTTGTTGTATTAAACG